ATAATCTTCAGCTCCGACATGATTAAATTTACAAGTATTCCGGCGTTGACAACCCGGATCTAATCTTTCATTGTAACAATAACCCAAAGATCGCTGCGTAGCTTCAACCTTTCCTTCATACTGCTTCATAGGCTGGCGTCTTAATGTAAATAAATCCAAAGCAATATTCACAATATTAGCTCCAAAAGCTAATCCAGCACCCTGAACGGCAGCTTCACCGAAACCCATACCAGTTTCGGGCGTTTTAAATTCCTTTTGGTGTTCTTTAAAGAATTTCACTACTTCTTCAGCAGTGCCAGGAAATTTAATTACACGGAAAGGTTCAACATCAAGAAAAGCTCCTAAATTTACAAAATGTGTCTCACATTTACCATTATAGAGATGTTTTTCAATCACGACATAACACGGATTATTATGGTCACCTCGGCAGCAAGATTCAACGCCGCCACTAACAGATACAAAATCATTGTGACCAGTTGGACCTTCATTATGATAATCAGCCCAAAACTGTTCGAACTGATCGGCTGTCTGGTTCAACATCATACCAAAGGTCTCATCATCCGTATAAACAAAATGTCGTGTTTGCCATTCTCCTGAATTAGGATCAAAAAAATCATATGGCATAACATCTCCAAAATTCCTTTTCTTAGCTTTGAGCCAAGAATCAGTGTAAATCTCAAACAAAGAAGTATCAAAACGTCTTCTATCTCGATGTCGATGGCGTCTTCGCTTACCATCTTCATCACCTTCACACTGATCTTTCTTGTTATCATCTAGCTTATCTGATTCAGGTTTCTCCTTTCTCTTAAGCCATAAGATTGCACCTATAACAAGCACAAACATACCAGCTATAACCCAAGGATTTTTCAAACTCTCCATCACAGACATCTTCTCAATCTGAACAATCGAAACGGCAGGAAAACTCTCAGCCGGAGAAGCTGTAGGAAGATTTGGACCATTATCATCATCAGGTCCACCTTGCGTAAAGAAAGGAGCATTTTCTAACCTAAATCTAATGACCTTGTCCTTATGAAAGAGATCTGACAAATGATTCTTAACATCGTCAGGAATAACACCACAAGCTAAACAGATATTTTGATTAGTGGCATTATCTTTCATACCAGCAAAACAAAAACAATCACATCCAAGGCCCCCTTTGTGCGGATATTTCCTCCAACATTTCTTAGGGCTTAGCAGAGGAGTTTCAACTGGAACTATCCATCTTCTATCAACTTCCTCTAAATCTAAGGCTATTCTTGCGATTTGTTTGTAATCAGAAATAGCTTTACGCATAAAAATAGCACCTTCTAACTCTGTAATACGAACATCTATTAACAAGAGTTTATCCTCACGATGTAATTGTTCTTTATCTTCAACAAACATTGCTGGGGCTACCTCAGTGCCATGTGACCGCGCATAATGAATCTTTAAAATACGTGTAGTCATCCTACGCAATTTCTTATTCTTCGTACAGTCAACGCACCAGCCGACAGGGTCACCCTCATTTCTACCATGGATTGGAACTTCTTCTTCAAAGTCTTCATCAGGAGGAGGAACGAATTTCATCTCTGTTTTCTTTTCCTCTCGCTTTGGCTTAGCCTTCCTCTTCTTCTTCTTAGGCTTCTGATCATCATCTTTAAGATCAGCCACTTCCTCTATGTCGTGCAAACAATCATCGATATCTTGATCATCAACATCCCCAAACAGGGACATGACAAGACGCATCTTACGCAATTTCTTTAACATAGATTTTGCTTGTTTATAAGCCCAGGCAATAACATGAGGCTGACTACACCAAAATATTGCAACTGCTAAGGCAAAATAGCCAAGCAACTGACGTCTACTTTGTTTTCGCCACCAATCCATAAAACCAC